GCGTGGTCGGCTGGCCGCCATCTTTCATGCGGTCTACCTCTGCCTTCCTTGCTTCCTGCTCCGCGTACTTTGCGAAGTTCGCCCGGTACGAGTCGGACATCAGTTCGTCGATGCTGTTGTACTCGCCAACGACGGCAAGTTTCTGCATCCCTTCGACGACCTTCTCGTAGTCGGAATCATTCGCCAGTCGCGGGAACCGTTCCTGCAACCGTGACCGAGTCTCGTTCAGCGTTCTGACTTGCTGATCTGATTGAATGTTGACAATTGCTTGTCGCTGTTCCTCCAGCATCTGCTTCGTCTGCATCACGAGATCACGGATGGGAGACATCACTGCCTCGGCGGCCTCGTCACCAAAGAGTTCTGAAATCTTGTCCTTGTACTGGTTCAACTCCGTGGGTGTTGCAGGTTGGGGGTCAGCCTGATCGGTGGCCTCTCCCTCTGCAGTTCCCTCGGAGTCGTCAGCACTCTGGGTAGAGTTCAACTTCTCTTCGAGTTCCTTGACCTTTGCGCCATAGCCGTCCACGTCAGCCTGGTTCTTGGCACGCTTCGATCCCCATTCGAGGATGTCGTCGTCACTCATGTTCTCCAGTGCTGATTCGGGTACGCCGTCCCGACGAAGGGCGGCAATGGCCTTCTCGTAATCTTCGGACATGGGTTCGCCGCGTGTTTCGGCGTCCGCGTCCTCAGAAGTGTCGTCCTGAACCTCAGCCGTGTGTTCGGCCTCGTGCTCAGGTTCCTGCGTTGACGGCTCGACAGCCGCATCTAAATCATCCTCCTCGCCCATAAGGCGATCGAGAATAGCGTCGTCCGACGCGTCGTTCCCCTGATTGACTCCTTCTGACAGGGGGACAAACTGGCCGTTGTCAACAGTGTTGGTCGGGTTCACGGATTCCGTGTCCGACATCGTGTTGTCCATTTCTTCTGGCATCTCTGACTCCTTCAGGGGTTCTCGCTGTGCGGTCCCTATTCCTTAGCCAAGTTGTACTCAGACGCGACGTTGCGTTCCTGAGCCTGCGATCTGATGATGGGTTGGCCATCCTTGTTGCACTCACACCCTTGGATGTTGCGAGGCAGCGACCTACTGACGTAGGGGTACTTGTGTGTCTTCCTTGCGATCCCAGCCGAGTCGAGAATGAACGAGGGGGCGCGGCGAAGCATCCGGCCCTCGTGCTCGATCTGATCTCCAATGCTCGGCGCGTTGGACGAATGGAAGAACACGTCTTCCTTGTCCCCGGTCTCAACATTGACAAACTCGTAGATGGGCATCGTTGTTCCTTACTTTCGCTTCTTGGCTGTCTTGGCCGACTTCTTGAAAGCCTTGGCAGTGGGGGCACCCTTTGTGCCGGGCTTCCTCATTCTCTCACCGGAGCCAGAGGCGATACGTTTCTTTTTGGCGTGGATGTTTGCGTACAGTCCTGACTTTGCTTTTTTCTTTGCCATGTCTATTCTACCTCGTTGACTTCTTGCCTGAACACTTCCACCTCTTACGGGAAAGGTTCAGGGGACTGTTGGGATTCTTTGCCGCCTTCGGACTTCTCTTCTTCTGACCAGCAGAACGGGCACAGTAGGCGTCACCCTTCTTTGTACCCGGCTTCACTCTTGATCCGCCTCCCTTGGCTTTCCCGGCTTGGCCGTATGAGACCCGTTTGCCGGAAGCGGTGACCTTCACCTTAGCCTTGCCCTTTGCTGGTCGTGCCATACGAATGGTCCTTACACTGCGCCTGAGTATTGTTCCGGCCCAACGCCGCCTTCGTCCACCGAGCCCTGCTGTGCCATGGTCTCCGCCTGCTGTGCCATGGCTGCCTGCTGCTGCATCTGCATCAGAGCCTGCTGGTCGATCAACTGGGCCATGCCCGGCATGTTCATCGAGTCCCCAACCTGCTTGAGCAACGCCTCCCAGTTTACATAAGGAGCCTGAGGCATGGCCTGAGCCACGTTCGACACGACCTGCAACGCCTCCAGTGCCCGACGCTGCATCAGCACTTCGTTCGTACGCTCCATCGAGTAGGCGTCAACCTCAAGTTCGATGTCGTCGTACGTTGAAGGCGGCTCTCCGCCTCCCTTGAAGAACGGCTCCGCCATCCCCATTTGCTGTGCAGATTCCATGCCAAGCGGGAACATTACGCGGTCATCGTTCCAGAGATACCAACCGACCTTGTGAATCATCTGCTCTGCAGCACGGACGAACTGACGCTTGATGTAGTCGATCCTGACGGAAGAACTGGCGTCCGCCGTGGCAACCTCGGTCGCCGTGGCACTGCCGCTGATGTTGCCCCGCATGACATCGTGGATTCCGCTGTTGCGGTCCAGACGCTCGCGGGCCATCTGAATGTAGTTGACCTGCTGGTTGGTGATGCCGCCGAGTTCGATCGGAATCACGCGGTCTCGGTCCAATCCCTCGACCGGGACTACGAAGTTGTCCGGCTGGGACTTGACATCCTGCATCAACTTCTTTGATTTCGAGTCAACCAGGATGAGACGTTTGTACTGGGCGGCAGACCTTGCGGCGGATCGAACGTGTGCGTTCAATTCATCCGCTTGGCCGAGGCTCGCCATGATGGGCGACAGGGGATAGGCCGAGTCGGGAACGTAGTAGGATCCGAAGAACGAGTACGGACCCGTCTTGGGGCCGTAGTAAGGCCGAGGGTCTCGAATGTAATCGACCTTGTCGGGATCGCTTTCGCCGCCTGTTTGGCCGATGGTGATCGTATAGATAGTCCCATGGAAACCAAACTCAGGGCCAGGAGAATCATCCAACTCCACTTCAGGAACCCAGATGTCATAACAGACGACTTCATTCCTCGTAGGAACATCACGCCCCCGCTGCTGATCGTAGTAATCCTCGGTCCCGGTATCAGCAGCCAAGCGTTCAATAGCATCAACATTCCAGCCGTTGCCATCTCTTGCTTCATCAATCAAGTCTTCCTTGTCACGCACCCACATGTGTCCGACGTACCTAGCCTGATCAAACGAGAGGGCCATGGGGTCGATGATGAGACGCTTGGGGGCGATACGATAACACTGGGGCCAGTATGATCGGAGCCCTGCCTGCGGGTCGTACCGCTTCGACGGCTCCTGAGTTGTTATCGTCGCCCCGAACGAGATCAGCATGTCGTAGGCCGTTCGGATGAGCGTGCCCCGTACATCGGTATCTCTGATCCACCTGTTCAACCCGTGCTCAAGGGCGGAGGCCGAGTTGCCTTGGCTGTACGGCCTGCGGGTACGGGCCTCCACCCGTGGGTTGTCGTGAATGATTCTGGGGATCGTGAGCGACAGATACTCGTAGACGTGATTGTCTGGAGCGGATTCACCCCGATCACCGTTGGGTCCAGCAGGTCCAACGTATTCGTTGATCACGTCACTATAGTGCTCCAGGTGCGCATCGCGGTAACGCTCTGCGGCCTGAATCTCGGAATACAAGTTGGTTGCGGAAACATCAAGCATGTTCAGTAGCCCATTCGCGTGTTCTTCTTCTTGACCTTCTTGCCGGTCTTCTTCGCCATCTTCTTCGCGGCCTTCTTACCCTTGGCCGTGTACGGGAACTTTTTCTTACCTACCTGTGGCATAACTCACCTCTGTGTTTCGATGGAATCCATCTCGTTGAAAAGTGTCACGACCAACTCCAGCAACTCGTCAGGCGTCTCGGCAACGAGCATCGCACACGGCGGGCTGGTGAGGTTGTCGTCTTGAACATAAAGCCATCCTGTAATGTCACCCGACTGCATGACGGTGATGACATCCTCTGCCAAGTCTGCGAGTTGCTCTCTGGCTTGCTCATCCATCCATAGACTCCCAGACCTCGGAGTGTTTCATCAAATCGCCCATCGTCCCTCGGACAAACTTGGGCACTACAATGTCGAAGTGCGAGGCTTCTCCCCGAAGGAAGACACAGCCCGCATACGCAATCACCCTGTCGCCGTGAGACTCTCGGGCTCCAGTACGCTCGTCACGCATGGTGCCGGGGCCAATGCTGCCGTCCTCGAAGTAGACGTACTCAAGCATCTCCTTGAGCCCAGCCTCGGAGTGAACCGTGATCTCGTTCCGCACCATCGCACGGGACAGGGCCGACAACAGAATCCGCTTGCTTCGGCGGTCGCTACGCCAGCCGTAACTGCGAGTGGCTCGGTCGGTCTTCTGTCCTACGCTTCGTTGGTAGTAGACGTTCAGGTAGTCCTGACGACGCATGTCCTCGTAGAATGCCTCGCCCGGCCCGTTGACTTCCCAGCCAACGAACGCGGTGTCAGATCCACTGAACACCGTACGGCCAGCCAAGGACACCTCTTCCGCCAGGTCGTGGGGCGAGATGAACGGGTCTACGAACTCAGCCACGATCGTCCCGTCGCTGATGCTCATGACACCCACGGCAGAGTTACTAGAACCCTTGCCCGATGCAATGTCCGCGAACATCACATAGTTGTCCATCTCGGGCACGCTCCAAACGTACCACCTGCCCGCAGGCGTCTCCTCGAACTGCCCCTTGTTGATCTCACACCGAATCGGCTTCTTGCCGTGATTCTGGATATGACGAGATACGGAGGAGGAGGAGAAGAACAGGTCTCCCGATGTCGTGTGGTCAATCAGAATGTTCTGGCCAATGTCGGACACGTCTCCACGGCGAGCGACCTGACGCTCGAACCAAGGCGTGTTCCAGAACCAACGGCCAGCAGTGCCGGTCATGTCTCCGTCCTCGTCCTTCATCCAGACGCGACCGTTGCCCTTGTGGGGGTGGTCCCAGTATCCGAGGGTGACGATGGACGGAGCACCGTGCTTGACGCCACGCTCCCACAACCGAGTAAACTCAGTGCCAGCACCAAGCGGGGTCGAGTTGGCAATCCTGCAGGAAGACGTATCGGCGGCAGACTGCCAAGCGGCACGTCCGTTCTGCATCGAAGCCATCTCGTCGAACAATACGAAAGTACGTCGGCCACCACGGCCAATGTGCTCCG